CGGTTTCCTACGCTAAAAAAGTATACGACCAAAACCAGGTGCTCAACAAAAAATTAAGCAATGGTGAAGAACAGTATATGAGCACTGTTAAGGAAAATTATGAAACGGCGCTAACTATAGCTAAAAGAGATTATCGAGAGGCGTATGATGAAGGTGATACAGATAAAATAATTGAAGCTCAGGCTAGAATGAACGATGCTCAATATAAATTATCTAATATATCTCAATATCAACCTAAAAATAAAGCTTCCCAAAAAGAAGAAAATGATGTAGAGTTAGCTCAACAAGATACACCTAGAGTTCCTAAACCTGATGCCCGAGCAAAATCCTGGCAAGCAAAAAACGAATGGTTTGGGCAAGATCCAGAAATGACATCTTTAGCTTTAGGGGTACATGAAAGATTAGTTAGAAGCGGGATGAGTCCTACTTCTGAAGAATACTACCGTCGTATAGATGAAACGATGCAAAAACGATTCCCTGAGAACTTTGAGGGAAACTCGTTGGAACCGGAAAAACCGAGCCAACGCAAACCTTCGAATGTAGTTGCTTCGGCCACGCGCAGTACCGCGCCTAGAAAAGTACGTTTATCTAAAACACAAGTTGCTTTCGCTAAAAAGCTTAAGTTAACCCCGGAGCAATACGCACGAGAAATCTTTAAATTGGAGAACGCTAATGGATAATACTATTAAAAGAACAGATCGAGATTTAGAAGTAAGAGAAGAAAGCCTAAAAACCAAGAAATGGCAGCCCGCATCACTTTTGCCTGAATTTAAGCAGAAACCGGGATTTGACTACCGATGGATTAGGATTTCCTTACTTAATGAACCCGATAACATGAACGTCTCTTCAAAAATGCGTGAAGGCTGGGAACCGGTAAATCATTCGGAACACCCAGAAGTTATAATACACAGGAACCCCAACTCTCAATACCAAGAAAATATTGAAATAGGTGGTTTATTATTATGTAAAGCCCCAACTGAATTAATGGACCAAAGACGTGAGTATGTAAGTAATAAAACGCGTGCTCAGACTAATGCAGTAGACCAATCATATATGAATCAAAATGATCCACGTATGCCTAAGTTTGCTGAAGGTCAAGAAAATGGTCGTTCGTTTGGGAAGGGAAATAAATAGGAGAAATAATCATGGCAACTACAGCTAGTCCTTACGGACTTAAAGCCGTAAACCATATAGGTGGTACCCCGTACGCGGGTTCTACGCGCCTATTACCGATTGCTTCTGGATATGCATCAAATCTATACAATGGTCAAGTTGTTCAAATTAACTCATCTGGCGTAATTATTCTTATGCCATCTGCGGGAACAAATGCGGATCCATTTGACGCCGGTACTATTGGCGTATTTGTTGGGTGTACATATACAGATTCAGTCACAGGAGTATTAACATTCAACCAGCGTTGGCCGACAGGAACAGTGGCATCAGATGCTAAAGCATATGTTATCGATGATCCAGATGTAGTATTTATGGCTCAAGCTGATGATACTTTAGCGCAAACTGCACTGGGTAATAATATTCATTTAGTAACAGCACAAACTACATCAACAGGATCAACTACAACAGGTAATTCTACATCTGCACTAGATGCTTCTGAGATAGCAACAACATCGACTTTCGCTTTCCGGATTGTTGATTTTGTAGATAGTACAACTTCAACCGTGGGTGACGCATTTACTGACGTATTGATTAAGTTCAATGCAGGCGTTCATTCATATAACAACTCAACTGGCGTTTAATTAAGGAGAATAAATTATGGCAATTTCAAGAGCCCAGCTCCTTAAGGAGCTATTACCAGGACTTAACGCATTATTCGGTTTAGAATATGCGAAGTATGGCGAAGAGCACAAGGAGATTTATGACACTGAATCTTCAGACCGTTCTTTTGAAGAAGAAACAAAACTAGCAGGCTTCGCTGCAGCACCTTTGAAATCAGAAGGCGCGGCTATTGCGTATGACAACGCACAAGAAGCTTTTACAGCTAGATACAACCACGTAACAATTGCTTTAGGCTTCAGTTTGACTGAAGAAGCAGTTGAAGATAATCTATATGATAGTCTTTCAGCCCGTTATACTAAAGCTCTTGCTCGTTCAATGGCTAACACTAAGCAAGTTAGAGCAGCTAATGTTCTTAACAACGGCTTCACTGGTGCAACAGGCGGTGATGGCGTAGTATTATTTTCAGCATCACATCCATTAGTATCAGGTGGTGTTAATAGTAATACACAAGCTGTAGCTACAGACTTGAATGAAACAGCGTTGGAAAATGCAGTTATTCAAATTGCAGCATGGACAGATGAGCGAGGACTATTAATTGCGTCTAAACCACGTAAGTTAGTAATCCCACCAGCACTTCAGTTCGTTGCAACTCGTTTATTAGATACAGAGCTACGTGTAGCGACTGCAGATAATGACATTAATGCATTAAGATCTAACGGTGCGATCCCAGAAGGTTATAGCGTCAACCATTTCTTAACAGATGGCGATGCTTATTTCCTAACAACTGACGTTCCTAACGGTATGAAGCATTTCGAAAGAACTGCACTGACTACTTCTATGGACGGTGATTTCGACACAGGTAATGTACGTTACAAAGCCCGTGAAAGATACTCATTCGGTTGGTCTGATCCACTAGGCATGTGGGGTTCAGTAGGAGCATAACTCCAGCCCCCATTAACACTTAGACATCCTAGTTCTAAGTGTTATATTCCTGAAAAACCCGGCTCCTCTCTGCTGGGTTTTTCTTTAAGACTTATTATCTATCCGGTCCGGTGGCTTGGAAACAGCCTGAGCCGTTTTAAAGAGATAATATTTTAGAAGAACCAACACTAAGGGGCTTCGGTCCTTTTTTGTTGTGCTTTTTCTCTAAATAGCGTAGAATTAATCATCTGGGTAAAACCAGCTTATCAGACTGCCCCAGCAGACGCATACAAGACGGATAAGCTTAACTTTGTATGGAGAAATAATTATGTCAAGAACCACATTTTCAGGACCAGTCGTGTCCCAAAACGGCTTTATCACAGACCACGCAACAGCCTCATCAATTAATGCAACTGCAGTAGCAACTGCGGCACAAGTAGCCACAGGTTATATTGATTCAACATCCGCAGCAGGAACAAGTATTACATTCCCAACTGGAACTCTTTTAGGCGCTGAATTACAAGCAACTGCAGGAACAGTTTTTGAATTAGTAGTTGATAACACAGGCGGTGCATCGCTCGTAACAATGGTAGTTGGAGTTAACGCAATTATGTCAGACGCTGCTACTACTACTGCAGCCTCTTTCGGTGATTTAACTATTGCCTTCGGCGTTACAGGTATGGCTCGGTATACTTTATTATTTAGTAGCGCTACTGCTTATACAATAACCCGTACTGCTTAATAGGAGAACGATATGCAAGGAGATATTTGGGCAGTAAACCCCTCCGTAAGTGCTACGTTCTATAGAGCGGCTGATTCTATTGCAGGTGCTGGTGCTATTACACTGTTAACAACAGACGCGGGTCCTAACGGCGTTGGATATAAGATACTTATTACTTCCGCCGGTGATGATACAGGAATTACTTTCACTGTCACAGGCACAAAAGTGGGCAACTTAACAAGTCATGTACCCGCAGTTGAAGTTATTACTGGCGCAAACGCAACGACTGCTGCCTCTACAAACTATTGGGCATCAGACATTAGTATTGTAGCTAGTGGCGCATCAGCAGGGGACGTTAGTATAGGCACTACAGGCGATGTAGCGCTACCTAGAACCCGCATTAAGGCCTTCTATGTATTATGTAGTGCGTCTGCGGGAAGTTTAAAAGTTAATATAAATGGTCTTACCACCGGTAATAATACCGTCTTTGATGTATCAACTCCTGCGGGAGCTACATTAGTTCAAGACTTACTATTAGCTGGTAATGGTATTTTAACTGCTAGACAAAACAATGACTATGCAGTTGTAGTACCAACTAATCTTACAGACTACACATTGTTCTGCGGATAAGTTATGGAACCTGAGCCCTCCAAGTCAATGCAACAACGTTTAGAAGAATTGAAGCGTTGGTTTGAAGCTCAACAGGACTGTGTATAGTGGCAGACGCGAAAAAAAGAGGAATGGGGATTAAAACTTCGGTTAAGTCTGGTAATTTTAGAAAGACTAAATCCGGCGCGGGTATGACAACGAAAGGAGTAAAAGCCTATCGTAAAGCTAATCCGGGCAGCAAGTTAAAAACCGCCGTAACAGGAAAAGTCAAAGCTGGCTCTAAAGATGCAAAGCGACGCAAGTCATTTTGTGCAAGAAGTG